GCGCGACGACGTGCGCCGGGGCTTTCGCTTTGGCTCGATCCTGTTCGAAGAGTATTTTGGCACCGTCACGCTGGCCAACGGCAGCACCTCGCGCCTGATCCCGCCGCGCGAAGGGGTGGCCTTCCCGCTGGGCACGCAGGACACCTTCCGCACCTACTTCGCACCCGCCAACCTGATGGAAGCGGTGGGCACCTACGGCCAAGAGCTCTACGCTCACCAACTGGCTCGGCCCAACGGCAGTGGCGTGGACATCTACACCCAGTCCAACCCGCTGCCCATCGTGAAACGCCCGGCCCTGACCGTGCGGCTCTCGTCGAGCAGCGGCGGGTAAGCACCCAAGGAGCGCGAGCATGAGCGCCTTTGCTGCCCTGACGCGGTCTTTGTCGGCCACCGTGCTCGCCACATTCGGCGAGCCGGTGCTGTTTCACTTTGATGAGCAGACCCGTGACTGGCCCTGTCAGGGCGTGTTCACGGCGGCGCACCAAGAGGTGGATACCAGCACCGGGGTGTCGGTCTCCAGCGTGCAGCCGGTGCTGGAGGTGCGCCAGGCCGATCTGCCCGCCGTGCCCACCGAGGGCGATGCCGTGACGGTGCAGGGTGTGCGCTACCTGGTCGTCGAGGTGCGGCCCGATGGGCACGGCATGTGCAAGCTGCTGCTGCACAAAGGGGGGCGGCGGCCATGAGGCACCCGCGCACCCTGATTCGGGAGGCGGTCAAGGAGCGCTTGGCGGCACAGTTGCCCGCCGTCGATCCGCGCCTGACTGCCGCACGCATCAGCATCCACCGCAGCACGCCGCTCTTTGCAGGCAAGCTGCCCGCGATCCTGATCTACACCCGCGATGAGCGCATCGAGGAGCAGACCCAGGCCAATCCGGGGCTGCGCCAGCGCAAGCTGGAGCTGTCCATCGAGATCATCGCCAGCGGCGCTGAGGCGGCTGAGGAGGCCGACACCCTGGCGCTGGCGGTCGAGGCGATCTTGGATGCCGATGAGACCTTGGGCCTGCTGGTGCAAGGCATGCGCCTGACCCGCACCGAAGTCGATCAGGACGGCGATGGCGACACGCCGCTGCTGGCCGCGCGGCTCTCATACGAGGTCATCTACTGGACTGGGCCTGCACAAGACGACGGCGTGCTGCCGCTGCAGGTGCTGGTGAGCTGGGTGCCCGAGACGGGCGCTGACCATGCGCACCGCTATCGGCCCTTGGGCAATATGCACCTGGAGACCAGCCCATGACCGAGCGCAATGTGCAGATGGGCATGACCGATGCCGAGCGGCGCATCAGCAACCTGGCGCTGATGGGCCAGGTGGTCGAGCTGGATGCAGCGCGTGCCCGCGTGCGGGTGCGCGCTGGCCCCATCACCACCGGCTGGCTGCCCTTCACCACGGCGCGCGCAGGCCCTGACCGAACCTGGCACCCGCCAGAGCCGGGCGAGCAGGTGCTGATCGTCGCGCCGTGCGGGGACATCAATCAAGGCGTGGTGGTGGGCTCGATCTACCGTGCAGACCATCCGGCCCCAGCCGATTCGGCCGACGTTTCGCGCAGCTTGTTCCAGGATGGGGCCGTGATGGAGTACGACCGCAGCCAGCACCACTGGCGCTTGGCCGTGCCTGCGGGCGGCAAGATCGTGCTCGAGATCGGCCCGACCCGGCTGGAACTCAGCGCGCAAGGCGTGCGCATCAGCGGGCCACGGATCGATCTGAACTGACCCATGCAAGCACTGCCAACCTTGCGCAAATTTGCGTAAGGTTGGCCAAGCACCAGGAGAGCAAGCCATGCCAGCCGTCACAAGCTTAGGCGATCAATGCAGCGGCCACGGCTGCTGGCCGCCGCGCCCGAGCACCTCCGGTGCCGACTCGGTGTTTGTCAACGGTGCTGCGGTGCACCGAGCGGGCGATGCCTGGGCCTCGCACACCTGCCCGGCCATACCCGAGAGCCACGCCAGCGTGCTGGCAGCGGGCAGCGGCTCGGTGTTTGTGCAAGGGCGAGGGGTAGGGCGTGTCGGTGACCCGGTGGCCTGCGGCTCCAGCGTGGCGCAAGGCTCGGGCAATGTGTTTGCGGGGTCATAGGCCCCAATCGGTTTGTGCCGCAGCGAGCAATGCATCCCAACCATCGGGAGGTTGGCCAGACCGGAGCATTTTTTGGAACACCGCGTAGGGATCGGTCTTGGCACCGGATGAGCGCAAGCTGTGTTCGTCGTTGACCCAAGCGTAGATGATGATTTTTGACTTGGAATCAAAGCGAAAGAACAGGCGAAAGCGCCGGCCGATCTTGGCCCGCCGCCAGTGGCGAAACGCGGCCCCCATGGTGTTGCCTTGCCGGTATTCATCTCGGTTTGGGTCGCTGGGAACGACCTCGAGGATCAGCGTCGCAAGGGCATCAAACAGTTTGACGTTGGCATTGGACTCGAAACCCGCAGGGTTTTGCGCTTTGGCACGCGACGCGGCTGCCTCCAGTTTTTGTAACTGCTCGATCAGGCAATCATGAAAGAGCAGATTCCATCCATGGCGCTGAATCACAGCGCCACGTCGCCTTGGATGTCTTCGTTCAGCTTGATCTGTTTGCCGAGCCTAGCGAACATGGCGCGCGCCAGATCATCGGGCAGTGTCGTGACGTGTTGGCCGGACTGAATGCCGTTTTCGAGCAAGGCGAGGAAGCTGCCGATGGCCGGGTCTTCGTGGGGTTCGTCGGTGACGCGGGTGACGATGACGCGGTCACCCGTCAAATCAAAGGCCACCTTGCCTCCCGCATCCACGCCCAAAGCCTGACGGATGGGCTTGGGCAGGGTGATCTGCCCCTTCGATGTGAGGGTGGCGACTTCGTGAATGGCGGGCATGGTGGGCTCCTGTGAATCTGAACAGGCTGTCATGGTAAGGAATAATCCTTTCATTGTCAATGGGTGATCCTCGATGCTCGGAACCAACGCCCACACCGGCCAGCCCCTGGCTGGCATTGACCACCTGCGCCAGAGCATCCGCGACATCCTCACTACCCGCATCGGCACGCGCGTGATGCGCCGCGACTACGGCTCGCGCCTGCCTGCGCTGGTGGACAACCCCATGACGCCACGGCTGGCCATGGATCTGTACGCCGCCACGGCCGAGGCCCTGGCGCGCTGGGAGCCGCGCTTTAGGCTCACCCGCGTGCGCATCGCGTCTGCAACCGTCGGCCGGGTCGTGCTCGATCTGGAAGGCGTCTATTTGCCCGAAGGCAAAGCCACTTTACTCACCGGGCTGGAGGTGTGAATGACCACGCTCAACGATCTGTCCAGCCTGCCCAGCCCAGCGGTGTTCGAGGCCCTGTCTTTCGAGGCAATCTTGGACGAGCTGCGGGCCGATTTGCAAGCCCGCTACCCAGGCTATACGGCGCTGCTGGCATCCGACCCGGCCGTCAAGATACTGGAGGTGGCCGCTTACCGCGAGGTGCTGCTCAGAAACCGCATCAACGCAGCGGCCAAAGCCTCGCTCTTGGCCTTTGCCACGGGCAGCGACCTCGATCACCTGGCGGCCTTCTACGGGGTCACGCGCCTAGCCGACGAGGCGCACGAGGCGCTGCGTCTGCGCACGCGCCAGCGCCTGATCGGCTTTGCCAATGCCGGTGGGGCGGCGCATTACCGCTTCTGGGCGCTCTCGGCCTCGCCCGAGGTGGCCGATGTGGAGGTTGACAGCCCACGGCCGGGCCTGGTGCGCATCAGCGTGCTGGGCAAGGCGCGCACCGAGGGCGACGAGCAGACGGTATCGACTGCGGCGCTCGAAGCCGTGCGCGCGGTGGTGCTGCGCGACGACATCCGGGTGCTGACCGACACCGTCGAGGTGCTGCCCGCCGAGCTGCTGCCCATCACCGTGGCCGCTCGCATCTGGCTCTACCCCGATACGCCACGGGCGGCCTTTGATGCCATTGCGCCCAGCTTCAAGCAGGCGCTGACTGCGCAGTCTGGCCTGGGCTGGGATTTGACCCTCTCTTGGATCATCGCCCGCTTGCAGCAGCCCGGCGTGCACAAGGTCGAGCTGCTCACACCGACGGCGGACACACGCGCCAGCGCCAACCAGGCGGTGCGCTTGATGGGCGTGAATTTGGAATTTGCAGGGCGTGATCGATAGCGCCTGCACCCCTGCACAGGAGCGCGCATGACGCATGACCATCTGCTGCCCGCCAATGCCACACCGCTGGAGCAGGCGCTGTCTCGGGCTACCGACGCGCTCGCCCGGCTGGCGCTGCCAGCGGATGCGATCCGGCAGTTCAAGACCGATCCGGCCGAGGCGCTGCTGCCCTGGTTGATTTGGGAGTATGGCCTGGGCGAATTGCTGCCCTACCTGCCCGAGCCGCGCCTGGCCATTGCCCAAGGCCTGCTGTGGCAGCGCCTGCGCGGCACCCCGGCGGCGCTCAGCACCGCCCTGTCTTGGATTGGGATGCGTGCGACGCTGGAGCAAGAGCCGCCAGGCGTGCATTTCGCCTCGTTCCAGCTCGATCCGGGCCGGGTGCTCGACGACGACACGGCGATTGCCAACCTGATCGCCATTGCCCGCTTATCTGCACCGGCCCGCGCCCGCCTGTCGCGCATCTACCACGGCCACGATCTGCGCCGTGTGGTGCTCAGCCAGAGCCGACTGGGCCAAGCGCTGCTGTCCGATCACAGCGGCGTGCTCTGGAGGGATGGGCAGACCAAGCTCTCCTTCGGGCGCGGGTTTGCGCAGGCCGCACAGGCCAGCGACCAAGGGATAGAGCCCAGCCGCGAGGCGGTGCGCTTTGCTCGGGCGCGCCTGCTGGATCGCCTCTTGTTGAGTTTTTCTGGGATGGGCGATCCGGGGCATGCGCTCAACGAGATCATGATGCACTCGCATCTGCGCACGCTCGCCAATGCGCTGGGTGTGCCCGACCCGGTCGGTATGCGGCCCGAGCGGCGCTTTAGCCGGGCGCAGGTGGTGCTCTCTGACAGCACGCCTTTGGGCGACATCAACGCCAACCTGCCGCGCTTTGTCTGGCAGGAGCATGGGCACCCAATCGCCCTTGGCGCGGGTGACCCGCTGTCGGCCACACCGCACCGGCTGCTGCGAGTCGAGCTGCTGGAGCGGTTCGTGCGGGGCCACCCGGCAGCGCTGACCGTGCCCGCCCTGACACTGCGAGCGCAGCGCGAGCACCTGGCTGTGCACCGGGTGCAGGCGCGCGCCGATATGGCGCTGGGTATGTGGGCCTTGGGCGAATCGGTGCCCAGCCTAGACCGAGGGTTTTGGGTGCGCCAGCACAGCCCAGGCAATGCGCCGCTGCCCGATGCCGCTGGCTGGCAGGCCCGCCTGTACCAGCG